CGACGCCGAATGCCGCGCCGCCAGGTCCGGCGACCCGGCGCCGTACAGCTCCTGCACGGCATTTATCCGGGCTCCAATGGGCGGGGCGATGAACGCGAGCTGGGCTATGCGCTTCTCGGCGCCCGGGCGGGACGCGGCGGCGCGCTCCCGGGGGGCGGCGAAGACGGCCATGTCAGCGCGCCCGCGGGGTGGACGGTGGCGGAACCGCGGCGCTCCTGGGCACGTGCTGCCCCGCGTGCGGTGCATCGCGGCCCATCCGATTACAGACCGGACACGGATGGGTCCACCTGGTCTTACGACGCCACGGCCTCATCAGATCCGCCGGTCCATCAGCAGGCCGAACACGCCGCCCACCGCGAGGGCGGCGCCAAGCTCAGGCACCTGGCCGAAAACACCGTGAACGATCATCGCAGCACCGATTGTGACACCCGCCGCACCGGCAACACCAGGGACACTCGCCGACCAGCGCACCAGCGTCCCCGCCGGGCCCGCAACAGCCAGCGCACCGCGGCGGCCCAGCGCCCGCAGGTGACCCCGCAGCCGCAGCGCGGCCCGCTGGCGGCCCGTGCCGCCGCAGTCCCGGCACGGCACCCCGTTGATCTCACGGCCACCCGCGCAGCCAGGGCACGGCGGCAGCGCCAGCGACGCCGCCGCGGCCGTCACGCCGCGGGCGCGGGCTCAGGCTGGCCCATCGCCGGGTCGGCCGGGGCGTCCGCGGGCTTCGGGTAGATCGCGGCCAGGCCGTTGAGGACGTCCACCACGATCGACAGCGCGTTCACCGGCACATGGACGGCGGCCAGGAGCGCGTCAACGACCGGGTTGCCCTCCAGCGCCTCGACCTTGCCCACGGCGGCTTCGTCAATGCCCTCAGCCTTCGCGGCGAGGGACTTCAGCTCGGCCTTGACTTCGGTGATCAGGCTCACGGGTGCCTCCGGGGCAGGGGTTGCCGGGTACTGCCGATCATGATAGGGGCGATGTACCACACGGCTGGTGAAAGCGTCCCAGCCACGCTCAAGCTCATCGAAAATCGTCTCCATTACGGACCACCTCTCCGGTTACCAGATCGTGTTCGCCCACGTGACGTGATTGGCCGCCCAGTACGCCGCCCGGTCCACCCCCATCACGCCGCCCACCGCCAGGTCGATCTTCCGCGGGCTGTGCGGCGACTCCTTCACGATCCGCGACCCCCGCGAATCCATCTTCAGCACCGTGTTCGCCACATGCCGGGCCAGCCGCGGATCCCCCGACTGAGTCATGCCGCGGGTCGTGACCAACTCGTAAAACCGCTGGGTCGCCGGGGCCATCCGGGACTGATTCTGCGGAAACTCCACGATCGGCAGACCCTCGTCCACCAGTTCCTCGGCCGCGTCGAGCCACAGGTACGGGTCCCACGCGATCTCCAGCACCCGCCAGCGCTTACAGCAGGCCCGCAGCGCGTCTTTCACCGCCGCCCGCGGCACGGACCACTCCACAGCCTCCTGCGGGCGTTCCCACAGGCCCGCCACGTCCACATGGGGACGCTCCTCAGCGGTGACCACGACGATCCCCGTGTTGTCGCCCGTCTTCGAGCCGTCGAACGCCAGCACCACCCGGGCGCCGTCGGCGATCACCCGCTCCCGGTCCTCGCACGCCTCCCATGAACCGGCCGGCAGCCACGCCTGCGCCGAGCTGACCCACTGGTTCAGGCGCTTGGTGCGGAACTCGTTCTCCGGCGTCCGCAGCACCGCCGACGCGAAATCCTCGCTGTCCACGATCTCGCCGAACCCCGGGTTGGCCCGCCGCCACACCTCCGGGTCCCGGTGATCAGCCTCGGCCAGGGCAGCCCACCAGGCCATGAAGAACGACGGGTCCTCCAGCTCACCCGCCGCCACCCGCTGGCCGTACTGGAACAGGCCGTAGCACGTCGAATCCCCGCCCGAGCGGTCCGACTTCACCCCCGCCGTCGTGATGATCAGCATCAGCGGGTCGCGCCGCGCACCCATCGCCAGCGACATCACGTCGTACAGCTCCCGGTCCGGCGCCGCGTGCAGCTCGTCGTACACGACCAGCGTCGGGGACAGGCCCTCCTTCGTGAACGCCTCACTGGACAGCACCCGGTAGGCCGACCCGGACGCCGGATGCTCCAGCGCGTCCCGGTAGCAGCGGATCACCCCGGCCAGCTCCGGGTCCAGCTCCACCATCCGGCGGGCCGCCCCGAACACGATCTTCGCCTGGTCCTTGTCCGCCGCGCACGAGTACACCTCGGACCCCTGGCCGCCGAACACCAGCCCATGCAGCGCCACCGCGCTGCCCAGCGCGCTCTTGCCGTTCTTGCGGGGCAGCCCGATCATCGCCGTCCGGTGCCGGCGGCGGCCGTCCGGCCGGTGCGCGAACGCCATCGACAGCACCCGCCGCTGCCACGACCGCAGCTCGATCAGGTCACCCGACCGGCCGCCGATCGAGTCCTTCGTGATCCGGCACATGCTCTCGATGAAGTCCGCCAGGTCGCCGCCCTCACCCGCCGCCACGTCCGCGGCCGGGACCGGCGTCAGGACCAGCGGGCCCGCTACCACTCGCCGTCCTCCACGACCTGGCCCTGCACAACCGGGCCCGCGGGCACCTCCGGCGGCTTGCGCTGCTCCCGCTCGGCCCGCTTCGCCGCCAGCTCGTCCAGCTTGGACGCCGTCTTCGCCTGCGCCAGGCCCAGCCGCGCCCGTGCCGCCGGGCTGAACCCGATCTCCGCCAGGCACTTGCGGATCGTGTCCTCGCACCGCCGTACCTCCGCGATCAGCGGATGCGCCACCGGCTGGCCCTGGCTGCCGTGCTGCACCAGGCCGTCAGCCCGGATCCGCTTCCTGTACGCCGCGATGTCGTCCCAGGCCCGCGCCACCTGCTCGACCCACGGGTAATCCTGGTCCGCCTGCAGCCACGCCGCCCCCGCCGTCCAGATCTTCGGCCACTCCCGGCGGCCACGGTCGCCCAGGCCGGTCGGGCGCCGCGGGATGGCCACCGCCCCCGCCGAGGCCGGCGGGATGGCCACCGTCCCGTTGCCCTGCTGCGGCTTCCGGCCGCTACCAGGCCCTCCCATGGGTCCTCCTGACGCTGCGTAGTCGCTGAGCGGGGCGAAATTGAAAAGCTTTCACGATTTTGTGCGGGGCCACTGGGCGCGGGTCCTGGGCCCCTGAGCTATGAAACTGGAAAGCGCAGGTCAGCCGGGCTGCCGGTTGCCCCTGTTGCACACGTCATGTGCAAGTCCCCGGTAACCGCTGCGGTCCCCGGTGTGTGCGAGGTCGAGTCTCGACTTGTCCAGCATGGGCTTGCCGCAGTGTGCGCAGGGGTCGCCTGGTTTCCACTGTGCGAGCAGCCGTGCACGGGTCTGGCGGTGAGCCTTGCCGTAGCCGCGTTGTGCTGGTGTGCCGCGCTGGGCGTCGCGGCGGGCGTCTGCTGCGGCCTGGTGCGGCGGGCAGCGGGAGCCGTTGCGGGTGGGTGTGCCGCAGTCGAGGCATGGCCGTGGTAGAGCCACATCATCGAACGCAGTGACGAGGGGTTATCCACATATCCACAGCTCCTATGAACCTGTACGTTGCATCGAAGTCAAGCCCTTGGATGGTTGTTGAGGTAGTGGTATTGGTACCGGTATCGGGTCGTGTGACTCACGGCGAAGTCACGCGTTAGTCACGGCGTGACGATCTAGCGTCTCTGCTGCGTCTTTGCCGTTCTGCTGCTGCCTTCCTGTCGTTTTCCACAGCTGTGCGTAGCGGGATTTTGCATGTGCCGTCCTGCGTGAATCTGTAGCCGCCGCGTACCCGTCTCCACTCCCGTGCGGTGCATAGCTCGTCCGCAAGCTCTGGGGTGCCGCCGAGTGCCGCGAGCACATGGTCTGGCACGAGCCCATCCGTCAGATGGTGGCTCGACCATGCGCCAGCGGTCACCCACAAGCCCCTTGCTGCCATTGATGTCGCCAGCACGCCAGGGTGGGTGGGGTACGCGTCGTCTACGAGGAACCAAGGCACCTGTCACCCGGCCTTGTCCCACTGCGGGCCGTCCGGGAATGCTTCGCCGGTCTCGAAGATCCGCAGATCCTCGCCAGTCAGCTCGCGCGAAAACGGCACGTTCGCAGCCCATGTCGGGCCGCTCTCCCATCGGGGCACAGTCATCCCCCATGGATCGACCCATTCTGCGAACGCCGACTCGAATGGCGGATCGGCGTACACGATGAATACGCCGGACTGCGGATGCAGGACGCTGATGCCGACGCTGCGGCGGATCATCTCCGACTGCAGCGCCAGGATCTCTGCCGTGGTGCGTTGCACACGGCCGCCGCGTGGCTTGTGCTCGACGAACCGGGCGATCTTCGTTTCCCGCTTGTAGATCCACCCGTCCGCGTCGCACACGGTGAAGTTGTGCGGCCGGTCCGCGCGCAGGTGCTGCAGGTAGGCGCT